TGCTTGTAACTGGTCAAGGTGCAGATATAGATGTAAGTGACGATGATCCAAATGATGGTTTTATAAATTATTATGGGAATCTTAGAATTAATCCAAGAGTTATAATTAGATGCGATATTGTAAATCCAGCATTTTTCGATATGGAGCTTGGCGATATAGTTACTATTGGAACCATGATTCCAGCTAAATCTTTTAACAAATCTTTTTCATCAAGGCATTTTATGATAACAGGGCTTACAAGAAGTTCTGGAAGATTAAGTATTGAAATGCTAGATGTAACTAAAAACTCTTAGAGGTAATATGTCAATCAGCACAATTGGTTTTTCTACTGCATCAAATGGATCGGATAAAGCCACATACACACCAAGTCGAAATCCTAACATCGGAGTAACATACGGAACTAATTATGAGGGCATTGTAACAAATCAAGCTATTGGTGGAGAAACTTATACAATAGAAAGATTTGGTAAGAGAAGATATTATACAATGACTTTCTCATTTTTAGATAGCACAGATGAGGGCAAACTACAAGCTTTGATTGATCAAGCAGATGGGAAAAAGAATAGTTTTTATTATTCGCCAGATGATTTCTCAACTTCGGTGCTTGTTCGATTTGATCAAGACAGCTTTGCTTTTGAAGAAGTTGCTAATGGTGCAACCAGTATTACCTTTACAATGGTCGAGCAGTTATAGTTTAAGGCTTATAATCGCCTGTTTATGGCGGTTTTTTATTTTATTCGGCTCAATGTATGCCTCTATAGATTCCCCCCTTTATTCTCGGTAAAAATTTTTTTTTAAAAAACCCTTGCATTATGCCAAATATGTTATAATTTTATACCAACAAAGAGATCATGGAGGTAAAAAATGAACTCAAGAAAACTAAAATCAATCTCAAAATCTGGCAAGTTATGGCTAGAAAATAAACAGTATAATCAGCTAATTAAAGCTCAAGTTGCTTTGGAAAACTTAATTAATGATTATTGTGATATTAGGGACAATCATAAGCCAGGCGTTTTTTCTTATAACTTAGCACAAGAAAATATTCATTCAATTCATAAAAAAATTGATGAAATACAAGAAAAAAAAGATAGAATCGTAAGTTTGTATTCACAATTAGCAGTTGAAGAAACACTTGCTGACGAAATCCTTAAGGAGGTAGGCAATGGATAAATCATATAATGGTTATTCAAATTGGGAAACATGGAATTACATGTTGTGGATCAATAACAACGAAAAGCTTCACAATCTTGTAATGAGCAATTACAAGACATTAGTCAATAGAGAGTTCAGAAAGAAATGGCTAGTTGGAGTTGCTGAGAATTGTGTTGGTACTGAACTTATGTCAGACCTTAAAAAATCAGATATTAAAAATATTAATTTTGAAGAAATCATTGATCACATCAATGACCACTTAAATCTAATCCCAGAGAGAGGTTAAAATGCAAATCGAATATTACAATTCAGCAATGTGGAAATGGATGATTAAAAATATGAAAAAAGAGCATGGCTTTTATAATGAATCAGAATGTGTAGAAATGATTTCAATACTCAAAAAGCATCGCAAAGTAGCAAAAGCTGGATTTTTTTCTCTAAAAAGTAAATCTGATTCAAAAAGTGTAATTGATCAATTAAAGTTTTATGTTGAAAAAATGATCGATATTAATAAAAAAATAAGCTTTTTAGAAAATGAAATAATTCACATACGTAATGTAGAAATTCATAAAAAGATGATTAAGTATGAATTTCTTAACATTGCTAACGGAAAGAGAGCTTAAAATTATGAATCCATATTTATTTTGGCTTATAGTCGCAATACTTGTATTATTCTTTCAAATGTTAAGTAAGATAATAAATCTTAAGCACCAAGTAGATTTCTGGAAAGATAATGCCATGATAGCAACAGAAAAATACAACCAGCTATTGGTAAAGAAATCAATGACGAAGGCGATCCAAAGGCTAGAGAGAATAGCAACAAAAGCACAATGATCGCAAAAGGAGGTAAACTAATATTAGGGGGGCAAGTGATCTCTCTCCGCAAATCCAGACTTTACCTCCGTCTGGATGCCCCCCATTTAAAAAGGAGATTCTAATGGAAATAATCAAAGAAGAAAATGGATCAATAACTTTAAGGATCAATAGACCAGAGAATATGTCAAAGCAAAGATTCTTAACTATAGCAGCAAGGCTTGAAAAGCTACTTGATCAGCTTGGAGCAAAGATTCGTGTCAAATAGCGTTTACTATGCTGTTGACGTTTTAGTTGGCGAAGGTATGGTTACCTATACCGATGAAGATTTTGTGGCGTTAATACAGCAAATAGAAGCACTAATAGATACTCATGGAGAGGATGCAAGTATTCTGAGAGCAACAGGATACTTCAATAAGGGCGAATCAACAGATATTAAATTAAAAGTAATTAATACACTACAACAAAGGAGGTCGTAATGCCTGTTAATATAAAAGGTAAAAGCTACACTATGGTCGGAGAAAGAGTTAAGCAAGCTCACGAAGATCACAATGGAGAAGTAGAAATAGATACAAATATATTTGAACTAACTAATGAAAGGGTAATCTTTAGAGCTGAATTAAAGATTAATGGAAAACTCTTTACAGGACATGCTCTTGAGATTTTTGGTTCTAATATGATTAACACCACTTCAGCACTTGAAAACTGCGAAACATCCGCAATAGGTAGAGCATTAGCAGCTGCTGGTTATAGTGGCTCTGAATATTGTTCAGCGGATGAGCTAACAAATGCTTTGATCAATCAAGAGGTAAGAAGCAAAGATGAAACAAAGGAACCAACAGAAAAGCAAAAAAACCTCTTATGGGATTTAGTTAAAAAAATAACTGATGAAGAAATTAAAAAAGAATGGATTATTAAAGGGCAGAATGAAAAAGACAGATTTAAATTTTCTATCTTAATACAAGATTTAAAAAAGGAGCTTGGATTAAATGGCTTCCCAGCAACCTAAAGGTAATTTTTTAGTTAACAATTTTGCTAATGATCTTAGTCTACGTCATTACAATAAGCCGATAGATTCGTTAAAAGATTATCAGAAAAAAGAAATAATTCTCATGTCAGAGCAAAGACTATTTGAAATATTTAAAGAAGATGATCTTATTTGGCTTTGCGTAGGAATTAGAAAGGGTAAAAAATGAAAAGAAAAAATAAATCAAGAAATCAAGTTTCAAGAAAATTTAAGCAAAAAAAAATGAAAGAATACGAAAGAGAAGAATGTATTAAAGAAGCGATTTACGAAATTTATAATATTGCCGCTACAGATAGAGATGCTTTTAATAGGATTTTTGATTTTACAAATCATATGCAGCGTTGTATTGATGAATCACAGAAACATTTTAAAAAAGATTATTTTAAATTAAATAAAGACGATAAAATGAGAATTTTTGCAATAGCTACTGATCTAGTAAAGATAACAGGTTCAGAATGGGCTTCGGAATAAAAACACAAGCTATTGATCGAGTCTTTTCTTTGTATATAAGAACAAGAGATAAATGGACTTGTCAAAGATGCGGTAAAAATTACGAGAATAAAAAAGGATCATTAGATTGTTCTCATTTCTATGGTAGACGTTCTTGGTCAACTAGGGTAGAGCCTTGTAATGCAATGGCTTTGTGTAAGGGTTGCCATTTGTATGTAGGCGGTAATCCCATTGAACACACAAAGCTTTGGGAGGGGCGATTTACTACCCAAGAAAGAGATCAAGTGATTAAGAGGTACCAAGATGCCACTATCAGAAAAAAGGACGTAAATACCCCAGAAAACTTAAAAAAAATAAAGGAGATGTTAAATGAAGCAGAAAGACAGAATCAAAGAACTTCTTGAAAAACACTATATTTACAGAAAATCAGATTACAAATTAATGGCTAGAATCTGGAATGATGATATTAAGAAACTACATGGTTATCAAAATATGACAGCTAAAACATTTTTAGATTTACTATTTCATAATAAATTAACAAAATGGGAAACAGCAACTAGGCATAGAAGAGATTTACAAAGAAATAATCCAGAACTTAGAGATAAGGATACTTACGAATTTAAAAAGCAGCAAGAAAAAATCTGGAGAAAGAGATATAGTCCAAATGGCAGATAGAAAAAAACTTGAAAACAATTGGGATCAAGTGTACAAAGAAACCGCAGATTGGATTAGAACAACAGAGCATTGGGGCGATTTTTCTCAATCTGTAATTATAGATGCAATGCTTACAGCTACTTTTGAGGTTATTTTTCATATATCCCCAACTAAAGAAGTCGCAATGACACAAATAATGGCAGCGATGTCTAACTTTAGCGATATAGAAGAGTCATAATGGCTAAGAGATTTACAGATAGTTCTAAATGGACAAAGCATTGGTTTGCAGTTTTGACTCCAGAGTACAAATTATTTTGGATATATCTACTTGATCAATGCGATAATGCTGGAATCTATGATAAGTATTTAGAATTAGCTGAGTTTTCAATAGGATTAAAATTAAATGAACAGGATATACTAGAAAAATTTGGTAAACACATTGTCCAAATATCGCATAAAAAATGGTTCTTACCTAAATTTATCGAATTCCAATATGGAGATTTAAATCCAGCTAATAAAGCACATTTATCAGTAATAAAAAAATTACAAAAATATAATCTTGATCAATATATTAAGGGGCATACAAGCCCCTTACATGAACCTAAAGAACAGAATAAGAATAGGAATAGGACAAAGAGTAAGCCAAGCAATCTTGATGAAGTAAAAGAATATTTAAAAGAAAAAAATATCAAAGATGTTGATGCTATTAAATTTTATTCTTTTTATGAAGCTAATGGTTGGGTACAGGGCAAAAATAAACCTATTAAAAATTGGAAGATGTGCGTTAATACATGGAGAGGAAAGGAAGAAGATCAGCCAAAAACACAAGAAATAAAAATAGGTTGCCCCAAACATCCAAAAATTATTAGAATGGCTGCTAAAGATACTTGGGCATTTTGTCCAGAATGTAGAGAAAAACTAATTGATGTGGAATCTATGGATTATATAAACTATACAAATACAACATGAGAAAATACGTAAGAGTAAAACCAAAAAAGCTAGTTATGGAAGTATATTCAAGGCTATTAAATGAAAATAGATTATTAGAAAATGGAGCAGCAATACAAAGATATAGAAAGTTAAGGTTAAGAAATGAGCGATAAAACTTATCTTGATCAAGTTTTTGTTAAAGAACATAAATTTGCAAATGGTGGTAAGATTTTAAAAATTGGTATAGCGGATGTAAATCAATTTGTTGATCAAATTTTATCACATAAAAAGAAAACAAAAGATGGGAAACCAGATCGTTGCGATCTTATAATTACCAGAAGAAAAGAACAAACTCAATACGTTACCCATTCTATTTATATTGATGATTATGTTTCAAAACAAAAAAATCAAGACTTTAATGATATAGTTGATGACGAACATTTATTTTGAACTACATCCAAGAACCAAGCCACGAACCTTGCCCATTATGCGGATGGGTTTGTTCTAAGTGTAAATCACAAAGAAGAACACAGGATGAAATTATATTTGATCAATATGATGAAGTCATTCGCCAGAAAAATAATTTTATCTTGGGAGTATTATTCTTTAATAACCTTACACCATACCAGCAAAGCGTTTTTGTTTTGCATGAAATACGCAAAAAAACATTTCCAGAGATTGCAATAGCATTAAATAAAAAAGAAACTGCGGTCAGAAAATGTTGGCAACGCTGCAAGTTGCGTATTCCCAAGACTTTACAAGAATACAATTCAAACAAATGTCGCATTCCCCCTTATATATAGAGGGGCATTTATGCCTTACTCGTGAATTAATAAAATGTTTTTAGCACGAAATAAGAAAAAATAATGCCTTTGCATGATGTAAAATGCCTCCGATGTGATCACATCCAAGAGGCTTTCTGGTTGCCAAATCAAAAGCCTAACAAAATACTTTGCGAACAATGCGGTTCTGATAACACAAAAATAATTATAGGGAAACCAAATATTAACTTTGTAAATAATAAATATGAAAAACAATTAGAATCAGAAGCCGCAGATAAAGGCTGGTAATGTCTAAAAAAGATTCAAGATTAAAAAGAGCTGGAGTAAGTGGTTATAATAAACCCAAAAGAACTCCAAATCATCCTACAAAATCACATATTGT